CTTGGTCTACCCATTCAGACATTTTTAGTTCTATTGATTCATTCATTATATTTACTCCTTATTAAAATAATGATGGTTGGTTTGCCTTCGCCCCTGGTTTAATGAGAGGCTCAGAGTTAAAAGTTTTTATATTCTTGATAGTTTCATCCTGTTTAATGCTTTCCGTTGCGTGTGGCTCATGTGAGACGCTAGAAAATAGATCATCTTCCAGGTTGTTTGGATCTTGTTCCCCGTTCTGTTCATAAAACCAAGCTATGGCCTGGTCCATGTTGAAGTTATCCGGGAAGTGGCAAAAGTGCGACCGGTACCCGGTGGGGGTTAGTGGGATCGGGTGATTGTCCAGGGTTTGCACCTCGATATGGTCAAGACCTGCTGAACGAAAATAATCCCAGGTGATAGTTATATCAACGGGTACGCCTCGGTAATTAATCCGGGTTGTTTCTTCTTGTTTCATAATACTCTGCCCCTTTTAATATCAATCGTTGCAATGGTTTCATAATCGTCATTTCTAAGCACCCATAATGGATATTCTTCTAAGACTGTTGATTTATCCCGGCTCGGAATATCCAACTCGCCAACTAATCCCAGGACATCCCGGGCATAACAGTTATATTTGTTTACTGCTTCTATAAATGTCATTTCTTCACCCTCGCTATAAAACAATCTAAATGCCCGTCCTGGATTAATCTTTTTTGTTTATCCAGGCATTGCCCCAGGTTAGGGGACCGCATCACAACGACCGGCCCCTGGTTATCATATTCAATTATTACTTCATACATTATTATTTCCCCCATTGGTCGGCCATTGCCTCGGCAATGCCTTTGTGAAATTTGGATCTAACTTTCCAGCGATCCTTACCAGGTGATGCATTATGTATGTCATGCCTGGCGGTTTCCCTGGTTAGCGTTCCGGTCTTGATTAGTGGCGGTAAGTTTCGCAACCATAAACAAGTCCTTTTACTTATGTTGTCCTCAGCGTCTATGCTCTCTGCAAATTCGTAAGGTTGGACGCTTTGGGTAAATGGCTCAAAGTTTTTGATCCTGGCCTTTGCGTATTTGTGCATCACCGGGTTTTCAATGGCCACCTTAGGGATATCAGAATTCCAAAGTTTAGAAAACAATTCTGCACCCTGGTCTAACTGTTCCCACATCTCGGCCAATGTTTTACCTGGCGGGGCCTTGTGTAGCCACCGGACCCCGCTATTACATAACCTGGTACATGGCGGATGAGCCACCATTAACATATCCCAGGATTCCATCTTGAGAACTTCCAGGACATCATCTTGAATGTGCCTGTTGGTTAAATCATCAGATGGTAGGACATCACAAGACCAGGCATCATGCCCACGATCCAGGAAAGCATTTCTGACTGTTCCGCTAGTTTCACAAGCTATTAATATCTTCATTAGGCCACCTTGTAGAATTGTTTAAGATCTTTCATATATTCTTGATCTTCCGGGTGCATATCTTCGTATTCTTCCATTAATTCTTGATAGCTTCCTTCTCTGCCCTCGTATGGGGTGCTATAAAAACTGTATAACTTTCCATCATCATCAACCAGGGCGGCTTGATAGTCTGAGTTAGTTAAAAATACATAACCGGAGTTTTTATTAAAACCAACTTTTATTCCATCCTGGTAAAAATCATCAGGCAACCCTCGGCCAATTGCTGTTAACAATTTACCGGCTTCTTTAAGTTCCCTGGTACCAAACTCTGCAAGATCTTCTGTATATATATCGTTCATTCTTTATCTCCTTAAAATGCCCGGGTATTCCCCGAGTTCCTAGATAATCTCATATCTAATATTAGATTGCAACTTATTTTAAAAAAAAGATGATTAACTTACGCAAAACTGCATTAAACTAAGCTATGGAAAAGAAACGCCCAGGCAGAAAAAAGAAGCTTCTCAATGATCCGGATACTCTGAATAAAATAATTGCCCTTGGTTCCCAAGGCTTGACCTCAGGACAAATAGCCCGGTGCCTCGGTGTCTCCTGGTCAACGATAGACCGGAGACGAAAAGAAAATGCGGAAATTGAGGAAGCTATAAAAAAAGGGGAAGCATTAGGGGTAGAAAAAATAAGTAATGCCTTAATGACTTCCGCACGGGATGGCAATGTAACAGCACAAATATTCTACTTAAAGAACCGGGCCCCGGATCAATGGGCAGATCGTCAAGAAGTAAACCATAACCTGGACCTGGCCGGGATCTTATCGAACGCCAACTCCAGGATCCTGGACGTACGCCCGGACGTACGCCCGGACGAGCCACAAGAACAACTAAACCTCCAGGACGCACGGGAACGCACGAGCGAACGCACGAACGCCCAGGAAGGCCAGGACGAACATAACGAACAATCGGACGGGGTTTCCTCTTAGTGGATCCCCTTTTCTCCCCAATGAAGCCGAGAGAATCTAGGCCCCGTCCGTTCGTGCGTGTGTGCGTGTGTGTAATAAATAGAGGATTAACGAATTGACCCCCCCCTTTCGTGCGTGGGGGGGGTGTATATACGTATAACTGTTGAACTAAAATTTTTTAATTTTTTTGAAATATGAAATATCCAATTAACCAAGAAAGAGAATTAATGACCGCAGTTTGGTCACTTAACATCAAAGATGATCCATTAAACTTTGTTAAATTTGTCTTCCCCTGGGGTGAAAAGGATACCCCCCTCGAACATTTTACTGGTCCTCGTAAGTGGCAGGAAAAAATTTTGCGAGATATTGCAAACCATATTAGAAAAAACGAAGCCATTGATTTACCAGAGATGTTTAGATTGGCAGTTGGTTCAGGCCGGGGTATTGGAAAGTCTGCATTAGTCTCCTGGATTATTTTATGGATGCTTTCTACCAGGTTAGGAGCAACCATTATTGTTACAGCTAACACAGAACAACAGCTTAGAACTAGAACCTGGGCGGAATTAGGTAAATGGCTAACTTTATCCATAAATTCTCACTGGTTTAACAAGACTGCTACTGCAATAAAACCAGCACAATGGTTTGAAAATGCACTCGTTGAGGACCTAAAAATCGATACTGGTTACTATTACGCACAAGCACAGCTATGGAGCGAAGAAAACCCGGATGCGTTCGCTGGTATTCACTCATCATACGGAGTTTGTTTAATTATGGACGAGGCTTCCGGTATACCAGCACCCATATATTCCGTATCCGAAGGATTCTTTTCCGAACCCACGAAAAATCGCTTTTGGTTTACCTTCTCTAACCCACGCAGGAACTCAGGACCTTTCTACGATTCCTTTCACTCTAAACGCAAGTTCTGGAAAACCGAACAAATAGACTCCCGCACAGTCGAGGGCACGGACAAAGAACTTTTCCAACGCATGATCGAACAATATGGCGAAGATTCTACTGTTGCCAGGGTCGAAGTTATGGGCGAATTTCCGTCCGCAGACGATGATACTGTCATACCTATGGAACTTGTCCGCACAGCCATGGGCAGAGACGTGTCTCTCACCGCATCTGAGCCTATTTTATGGGGATTAGATGTTGCGAGGTTTGGTGGTGATAATTCTGCTCTGTGCATACGCCAGGGAAATACTGTTTTTGAAATCATTACTTTTCCGTCCATGGATTTAATGCAATTGTGCGGAGCGGTAAAAAATAGATTTGACGATGCTACTGTGATGGAACAACCGCAAGAAATATTAATTGATGTGATTGGTTTAGGATCCGGGGTGGTTGATCGTTTGCGTGAGCAAAACCTTCCCGTGCGTGGCGTAAATGTTGCCGAAGCACCGAGTACCAAAAAAAATTATTTGAACCTTCGTGCGGAACTTTGGTTTGCAGTTAAAGACTGGTTGGCCCAAAGAGATTGTCGTTTACCAGAGGATGATGAATTAGCATCTGAACTTGCATCACCGCAATACAAATATACTTCTAGCGGAAAAATAAAAATTGAATCGAAAGATGAAATGCGAAAGCGTGGCATAAAATCTCCGGACAAAGCAGATGCACTTGCATTGACCATGGCAAGTTCTGCGGCAAGTTTTAGTGGAAGCGAGAGTTATTTCGGTTATAATTTCAAAAAACCTTTAAAATCTCGAATCATTCGAGTGGGATAGTTTTACATGGCAAAAGATTAC